GCTTTTGTTTGGGATAACCTCTAATGACCACACCAACCAGAGAGCAGGTAGTGCGGTGGCTTGAAATGGCTGGTATACCCCAGTGCGTTTCTCCAATTGACCGCGCCACTCAGATTATGGCGGCAACTAAAATAGTTACCATAGCCCGAGCCGACCTCGAAGCCACCATATCAGAGCTTACCGCCGAGGTAGGTTTCTGGATCAATAGCCGAAACGAGCTGCAGCAAGCAGACGACGCGATTATCGCAGATCAGGCGAAGGAAATTGAGCGGCTTCAAGAACACTCAACATATGTCGATAGGCAGAATTTACAGTTAGGGCGAGAGCTTGCCGAACTAACTGCGCAGCGCGACGAGGCGATGGCGGCGCTTGAGAGTATCGCAGCATGCCCAGGTGACAACCGACTATCTACAGCAATTCAATGGGCAAAGGCAGCAATCGCCAAGTGCAAGGAGGGGAAATGAATGAACCCACCATCCAGGTGCCGGTATCCGTGTTCCTTGACCTGGCTCGGGTCTACAAGGAGGAACCCCAGGAGCTGGTGAACAAGCAGTCCTATCTCTCTGTGTACCTTCTGGAAAAGAAAGCCTACCGGAAGTACCAGGAATACCGAAAGTACCTAAAAGGGCAGTAATGAAATTCTGGAAACGACTTGTCTGTTTTTTCAAAGGACACAAGCATGCCAAACCTGTTCCGTTTTACTGCGAACGGTGCGGTTGTTACTGGTTCAACCTGTAACGCCCCCTTCCCCAACAAAAAGCCAGCGCGAAGCTGGCTTTTCTCTTTTCTACGACCATGAAACAAGAAACCAATCCCATCGAACGTACCTCAATGTTCTGGGCCAGCAACGACGATTCCTGGCATACCACTGAAACCGTCGCCGCTGTCACTGAACTGTCCACTAGCACCCTGTTGAACTGGCGTGCTCAAGGTCAAGGTCCAATCTTCTTCAAATCTGGCAAGCTGGTTTTCTACCGGAAGAAGGATATCGTTACCTGGTTCAAATCTTTCCAACCATCTCAATCTCTAGCCGCGTAAGCACGGTACGCAATGTTTGGATCTCAATCTGAATGTAATCGTCCGTTACATCCTCACGCGCCCGGTGATTCATCAGGCGTTTGATGGTGTACTTGGATGGTGCCGGGTCCAATGTATTCAAGTGAGACACAAAGGTACGGCGTAAGTCATGCACCGTGATTTCCTCTCCTAACTTGGCTAGGGATTTACGAACATCGACAATGTGCCCTTCTCTCGACTTACTCGATTGAAAGACATACTCCGAGCCATCCAGCAATGGCTTGATGCGTGCCCAAAGGTACGGTCCCATGGGCACAATATGCTCATCCGAGTTCTTGGTATCTTCTTCACGAAGCACCACACACTTGTCCTGGATCTGGGTTTGCTTGAGCGTCAGAACTTCATTCTTACGTAAGCCAAGAAACAGCAGCATCAATACCACCCCCTTCATCCAACCATCCAGGAGTTCAGCCTGTTCAATCCAGGCAGCCACACCAAACTTCTTGATGAAGCCCTTCCGCTTCTTCTCAGGATTCCAGAGATTCTTTCGGGACAGGACATTTACCGGATTCGGTACGATGTCCCCGAAGTTCATGGAAGCCCGGAGGAAGCGGAGAGCGTTGTTGGCACACACCGGACCACGATCCTTGGTGATCTTGGCGTGGACAGTCACCACAAACTCCTCAGTTACCTGTTTGATTGGCTTGTTGTGCCAGTTTTCCCAGACTACATCCCGTAGCCACTGATACCCTTCTGTAGTCTTCTGCTTGATTTGTTTCCCTTGCCCTGATGTTCGGGTGTCCAGGTAGACATTCATTACGTCCAGGAGGCTACGGGTAATCTTCTTGGCGGGGGCATCACCTTTGGACATGCCCAGCAGGATCGTTCTGGCTTCCTCTCGGGCAGCATCTGGAAAGACCACACCATGCCGCCCAATCTTGCGACGGAAACGTTCACCGTTGGCTGTACCATCCACGAAGTAGGTCTTGACGCCCTTCTGGGTGACATAGACTCCGAAGCCGGGCAGCTTCAGATCGTAGTGGAGTTCTTGGGTTTTACCCTCGGGGGCGGGAGGCAATGCCTCTACCGCTGCCTTGGTGAAATTGAACTTCATGATTCCTCCTGGTATAAATCCGGTATAACTTCAAAATCCAGATCAGGGAAGAGTCACGTAAGTCATTGAATTTATTGGTCGGGGCGGTGGGATTCGAACTCACGACCCTCTGCTCCCAAATCTGATAGGCGGGCGTACACTACGCTACCGGACGCCACTTGGCAAGAAACCAGAATCCCGTAGACCCCTTCAGAATACCTCTTGCTACCGCAGAGTTTGCTATAAATCCGGTATAAATTTTATGCCTCGTGCATTTATACCGGAAGGTGCCATAAATATTTGATTACAAAAGAAAAGGGAGAGGTGGCCCAGACCTCTCCCTTCCCAAATAGCCTTTCCTGAACAGTCGGTGAGGAGTGGCACCAGCTGCTTAGGAAAGGGTACTGCCCCAACACATCGCGGACGAAGTGTACACCCATGAAATAGGGTACACAAGGGTTGATTACTACTTGAGCAGTAGTGCTTCTGCCTTTCTTCGTAGAACCAAACCCGGGAGCTTCTTGCCCCCTCCCCAGACCCACTTCTGTAGTTCCTCGGCCACCCTATCCCAATCGCCAGCATTCACCTTGCGGCGTAGCGTCGAGGACTTGTACCGAGTAGTTCCCAGGTTGAAACAGAAGTCTGCAATAGCAGCGTGTTTGTTCTCATCAAACCAGAGCACTGGAGACAGATTGGCAGATGCTTCAGTAAATACTACCGCATCCTGATGGAGCATCACTTCAGCCACTGCTTCACTGATCGGTGCCATTCCCATGTGTACTTCCTTGCCGGTATGACCGTAGGCAATGGTGGGTACTCCTGCAGGACACAGGTAGGGCTTCAAACGAAGCCCTTCAAACTTCCGAATCAGTGTAAGGAGTACCCCGGGGATCACTTCAATCCACCGTACTTCAAAGATCGATCCACGAACCAGAAGCCAATGATGCTGCCAGAGATGGCTTTTTCATCCTTGCCCCAGATACCGAGTAGGGATTCTGCTGCCTTACCCTCTCGTTCGTAGATCACCCAGAACTGCGCGATCATCGATCCGGTATAGAGAACGATCACCCACCAGAAGGTGATCAGCGGACGCATCAGCGAGTTGATGCCATCCACAACCGGGATGCCGGTCATCTGGCTTTGTGCGTTCACTGCTGCAATCATTGCTTGCATATCTGCCAAACCAAGACTCTTGTTGGCTTCAATCTCAGCCAGTTTCTGGCCGGAAGTAGCTTTCAGGGTATCGGCTTCCAGTTGCTTGTCGAACATCGACAGTTCGTGTTTGCGCTCGTCCTTGCGATCCACCCACTTCAGGACTTCCGGAGCCAAGCGAAAAAGACCACCAAACAAGGTGCCCATCAAAGTTTCGATCATGGTGAGTCCTATCGTACGTCGGTAGATCGACGTGTCTGGGTGATCATGTGGTTATGGCGTATGTGTACGGTTTGCCAGGCCCCATACAACGCCACCAACACACACAGCAGGATGAGAACGATATCTGCGAACATGTTTACCTCCGCGTATCAATGACACGTTGAAAGGCCCGTTCCAGGCCAGAGGTTCCCAGACTGGCCAAAGCCGCTGCGACACCGATCTGTCCCACCATTGGAAGCTCAGGCACCCAGACCAGGATGATCCCGGCAGCCATGGCCAGACCCCCGGTACTCAAAGCACGCCCAATCAACAGGCGTAAAGTGACCCGCTCATTACTGCCGAGCAGCTGACCCATGCCAATAGCAATGCCCACCAACGAAAAAAGAAAGGAACTGGCAAGTTGATCGTGCCAGTGCTGCAAGACTCCAGTCAGTCTGTCCATCGTGAATTGATTCCTATGAAAGTGGGCGATTGACGACACATGCTTGATTTCAACCAGTCAGCACATTGGTAGGCATCCCACCCATTCAGGTGATCAATCCAGACATGCAGCTTCAGGTACTCCTGGAGGGAATTACCCTCGATACGGCGAAACGATGGCTAGGGGTAAAACGGCAATAACCGGGAAGAGGAAATCCAGTTTTGAATCCAGGGACCACTTCCAGATGGCAAAACCAGCAAAAGGATTCAGGGAAGTGACGGCACCACCACAGGCAAGTTTCTTTTCAAACTGAGCATGTTCTCGGCCCAGGAAAAAGGCTGCACCAAATGCAGCCCCCGCCCACCAATTACCTGTGAGAATACCAATGCAAAATTGCATCAGCAGTGCGTATCCAGCATGTTCAAAATTGGTTTGATTCATGATTATTTATAATCCACTCAATTTGTTTAAAGTGGGTGGATTATAAATCACCATGTCACTGCATTTATCTCTTCCAAAGTATTTGCAGCATCAATTTGTGCTTTCAGTTCCAGTGCTCTTTGGTGAATTGCATTCCCAGCTGAAACCAATAGCACTGGTAATTGGAGTAGTTGTGCCTTTGATAATGTTATCTGGCTATTATCTGCACAGGTCCAGTTAATAGTGAAATCATCTGGGAGCATCATTGCAGCCTGAGAAGCAAAGATAATATTCGTGCGGGATGCCTCATCGCTATCAAAGGTCTTTCCAAATGCCTCAAACCCTGAATTACGGGCTGCGTCCCTTGCCTTGTTAATACGATCCCTGGCGACTTGTTTTGCTGCATCAATACTGGCTTGGGACACTTCCCATGTGAAAGTTTCTCCTTTCCATATATGAAACTCACTGGGTGCAGGGGGGGCAGTCAAAAACATCCCCTCATAATAATGGGTAGCCCCTTGGGGGATCTCCGTTACAGGGATATACCCGAATTGGGCGTAGTCTGGGGAGGTTGAAACCACCCGATCAACAATCTTGTTAAACGCATCGGTTTTGATGTAACTATTCACTTTTTAACTCCCAGTGCGTAAATGTACCCCCCACGATTTTCAATACTTCCTCCTGCCACACGAACAAACATAGTATGTGCCCCAGCGGCAAGATTTAATGCGTGCGCTATCCCAAAACTTCTTTGAGCAGAGTATTCATCAAAAGTAAGTGATCGTTTGAGGCTCCCATCTACGTATAACTTTACTGATGAAACCCCCCCAGTCATGAATATTGCGTAGTCAATCTGAGTTGTAATAAGCACAGATGCTGCATGAGATAAGGTAAGCGTGTATGTGGGTGAATTGTAGGAACTGACGTATCCACTATCCGTGGTCCAGGTACCTAACACCACATCAGTAATTGCAGAATCAGCAATTTTTCCAGTGCCCACTGTCAGGTTTTCAATATGAGCTGCCTGGACAACCAGATTCCCAATTTGTGCACTCCCAATGGCCGCATTACCAATCTTAGCTGATGTAATTGCAGCATCTGCAATCTGAGCAGTTTGAATGGCTGCATTGGCAATATAGGTGCTGGCATTGGCTGGAGTAATCTGACCAGAAATATCTACCCCAAAGGTTGCCCCTACGGTGGCGCTCTGAACCCACGCCCCTGCTACCTTCTGGTACAGCACCTTCGTGTCCGTCGAATAGTAGAAATCACCATTCGCCCCCGCTGGACGAGAAGCAAACACCCCAGAGGACACGATGTTTACGGTCGCCCCAGTAGCAATACCTGAGAGCTTGGTGGCTTCCGTGCTATTGACCTGGGACAAGGAGGTAGCCACATTACCGGAAGCCACCCAGGCACCGGATACGCGAGTCTTTATTGTGACCGGGGCATTGGTATCCACCCATACATCACCATCAGTAGGTGAGGAGGGGGCAGTGGTCGCCGCTGTGATCGTGTTCTTGGTGGCATTGTCGGCAGGCTTGCCAGTACCAGTCACCCCAGACCAGGAGGCTACCTTGCCTGCTTCCTCGGCAATCTTGTTCAGCAACACCTGGCGAGCCGCATACATCGCCTGCCAGTTGCTACGGAAAGTCGCGCCCACAATCGTGGTCGTGGTGCCCAACGAGGCATCATTGATCCATGAAGGTGGCGTAGAGGTGCTCAAGGTGTACGCCGCCCCATTATTCAGGTAGGTGCCAAGCGTTTGCACGGCAGTGTTGTAGGCCGTGTTCGCAGTCGCTGCAGCAGCGTACAAGCCTGCATTGGTATTGATCCCGGCCTTCTCGTTGATGACCACACCCCACTCACGGCGCACATCATGCTTCTCGGAAGGGGTCAGCTTGGCATCGCTGGCAATGTCGGTCAGCAGAGCGTTGGCTGTATTGGCATTGGTAGATGCAGTGTTGGCAGTGGCTTGTGCCGTCGCTGCGTTCGTTGTTGCCGTATTCGCCTGTGTTTGGGCAGCATCTGCCAATGCCTTGGCGTTGGCCGCGATCTTGTTCAGCACAACCTGACGCGCAACGTAGACGTCATTGAACTTGCTGCGGAAAGTTGCACCAACAATAGTGGTATTTCCAGTCAGCGTGCTCCACAAAACCGGCGAAGTTAACGTAGCAAGGTACGTGGTTAGTGCTGAAATAGCTGTGTCGTAGGTCGTCTTTTCAGTAGTGATCCCATAGGCAGTTGCCTGAGTATCAATCCCGGCTTGCTCGGCCACGATAACGTCGCGTTGAGCAATAATACTAGGCTTCTCCCCAGGCGTTAAAAGGCTGTCCGAGGCTATATCAGTCAGCGCAGCCAGCGCGGTCGTTGCATTTGTGGCTGCGGTGTTGGCCGTTGAAAGTGCCGTTGAAGCATTCGATTCAACCGTCTGAGCCAGGGTGTCGCCAACATAGGTGCCAGCAGGAGCGCCCACAGTCGCCCCAGGAGAAACATTCGCGTTGTAATCCTCAATATACGGATCATTGGGCGCACCTGCACTCCACAATTGCCATTGATACCAGTGGTTGCCGGTATTGACGGTATTTCCATTGACGAAGACCCGCACGTACCGAGCAAAGTCATTGATTCGGTCGATAGTGGGTAGGCGCGCACCAATTGGTCGCCAGTTATTGATCGGCCCCCGGCTTTGAATATAGGCGCTGACGGCACCAGCTGCTGATCCGTCCCCTACAATCCAGCGCCACGTCGCCGCGTCGTCTGAAATCGCAATGGCGTAGCTGTACGTCCGACTGTCTTGCGCGTAAAAATATTGAAAACTCGATTCGATGAACTTTGTAGAACCAAAGTCCGCTTGAATCCATGCGGCGTTACTTGCAGCCGTTGTATAAGCACTACCGATTGCCAGCGCAGAATCGGCAAGAACATCCTTAATATTTGTCGAGCCACTATTGATGATGGTGGTTGTGGGCGTACTCGCCAGATCGGTGCCTGAGAAGGGGGACGCAACCACACTACCAATCGCTCCCCAATCCACAGCAGATAGCGGACCAAAGCGGATATTGGTGAGCTTGCCCATTGTGCCATTGAATGAGGAATCAAAGTACAACCGCAGGTTGGGCGGGGCTGATATTGTGCGTAGAATCTCTCCGTTTTTCGTGTAGCGTACATTCACGCCATCATAAATGACCGCAAGAATATCTGACGCAACGTAGGTGCTGAAAACACCTTTATGTACGCCACCCTCATAAATAGCAACCTGTCCATCATTTCGGATGTACCAGGCGTAGTCGATGGATGTATAAGAGGCATCAGTCAGTGGATCGGTGTTAAGACCGAACATGATCGCCTTGTTAGCTTGCGCTGGAGTGGCCGACGCATATGCTCCGCCAGTGTAGCCATCAGCACTGTAAACCTCGCCATCCCAAACGTTGGTAGCACTGGAGCGCTCTGCGGTATTCCCTGTGACAGTACAATTTGCCCCAGCTTTCAGCACAAGATCGGCAGTGGCGTTGAGCGCCCCCGTGTATCCCAGCCCACCGATAGTGACCTGGCCACCGCCACCCCCTGAGAGTGAGCCGTTTTCCGCAATTGATACGTTGCTATTCAGCCATCCAGAGCTTGGTACGATATTCCCAGCTACCAAAGGCGAACCAGCAGCAAGAATCACGTTACCGGAGGCGTCCTTGATGCTCAGGCCACGGGAGTCGATCTTGTCAGCAGTGACGCTATTGGCAACAAGGGCAGTTCCTGCCACCGTTCCTGTTACCAGCAAGTTGCCGTCAATGGCTACAGTAATGGTAAGCCAAGCAGTACCATTCCAGAATCTGGTTTGCGAGAAGCCCGTCCCGTACTGGGTAACCACATCATTCAAGACAGGGCCACCATCCACAGACGCAGTGGTAGTGGCCAGCGTGCTGGACCAGACAGTTTGACCACTGACGTAGAAGGAACGAGAACCACGAACACCATTCGTCCCTGGAGTGCCCTGCGGCCCTTGTGGGCCTTGAATCAATGCCCAGGTGTAATCCCCTGCAGTTGTGCTTTCCGTAGCAGTCGTCTTGTTGGGGGCAATACCGATGTAGGTTTTGCCTGTAGGAGAGTCGGACATCCCTGCTCCAGCAGCCGAATCAGCATACTTGATCCAGGTGTAGGTAGCCTGCCCATTGGCACCTGCCGGGCCTTGGATGCCTTGATCTCCTTGGATCAACGCCCAGGCGTAGTCTGCATACGTCGAGGACTCGGTAGGCGTGGTCTTGTTGTACGCCACCCCAAGATACTTCTTCCCAGACGGGAAATCCGACATGCCAGTAGTTGGGGTGTCTGCGTATTTGATCCAGGTGTAGTAGGTAATCCCATCTGCACCAGGCGTACCAGCAATGCCTTGGATACCCTGGTTGCCCGGGGCACCTGTTTCCCCCTTGATTTTAACAGCACCCGCATACGTCCAGGTAGCCCCTCCATCCGTGGAGGTACCAGTTCGCATGTAATAATCATTGGTGCTTGGTGTGTCGTGCCAGTTAGTAACACCATCCACACTGAATTGGGCCTTGGTGCCTGCACCAAGCTCACCTACTTTTTCCGGTGTTGTCCATCCCGCTTGCTGAGGAGATAGGGCATCGGAAGTGAATAACCGTGTACTCATCCAGACAGGCAAAGTACCTGCCGGAATACCATCCGACCAGCCAGCAGGCGTAAGGGAAATGTAGCTCCCTCCAGTTGGCGTGGTAGGACGGTTCACCGAACGTTGGAAACAGATACTCTTGACCTGAGTTTGAGCCAGTTGGGTTGCAACTTCTTCAGCCGTGCGATTGCCGATGTACACCTGACCATTCAGGGAGATGATCGGCGTACCTCCAGAGGTATCGATGATGAACGGCTTGATATTTGCAGTGGATTTACCCACAGCGAAGTTGTCAACGTCGAAGAGGGCATCTACGGTCTGCCCATCGTTGTACAGGCCGAATCCTCCCACGACCCCATTCACATCCACCTTAGCGGTGTACATGGCCTTGAAGCCATCGTTGAGGTCCTGTTGAGCCAGGAACGCCTGCTCAAGTCCTGCATACCCATCTGGGCCTGCAACCACCACCGATTTCACTGCTGAGGCTAAAGGAAGCCCGACAACCCACTCCACCTGACGCGAAGCATTCGCTGGGAGGGCATTCCACGCAGTTACCCCGTTTTTGTCGATAATTCGTTTTCGATTGATGGCGTACTCAGGAAAGTCTTCTGCCGGATAAGCCAAGGCAGGATAGACATCCAACACGCCATCACCATCGTAGATGGCCTTGGTCGAGCTAAGGACGGAGTAGCCGACCTTCGTGGTTTCGACTTCGCGGATCGTCGCATTCACACCGTCTACTGTAGTAAACAGGGTTTGAATGTCAGCAGCCATTGCACCATCAGCACTGATGCGAGCGATCTGCTCGTCAACAATCGCGGCAGCGTTGCCGTCCAGTCCGACTGCCAGCGCGTTTACTGAGTCTACTAGAGCAGAATCAGCAGAACTCCGTTCTGTGATTTCGGATTGTACAAGCGTAATCGCTCCGCCCACATCAGCTTGAACAGCAGCCAACACATTGGCGAATGCCTGGTTCTCGCTCAGACGATTCTGAACTTCAGCAGCGATATTTACTGAATTAACATCGATCAGATCCAGGTGATCCCGCAGTTCTCCTGCCAGGAAACTACTATCGATCTTGCCACTGAGGCGGGCAGCCAACTCATAGAAACCATTAATTGGAGCTGCTGAAGCCGGACCAATCACATCCAGTTCAGTGCCATTAATGGTTACGATTTGAATCCAGTAAAAATACGTCTGGAAATCGCTAACTGGAATCCTATCCAGATATGAATCTCCTCCCTCTGTCTTAATGTGAACAGCATTAACAAAGAGTCCTGTGGTACCACGGAAGATTTTAATGAAACTCACCGCATACGCATTCGTAAGCGGCAGGGTCCAACTTAATTGAATCCCGTCTGCAACCCCAAAGGCAGAGAGAATGGCATTGTTATCTGGATCGCCAGGAAGTGGCCCTGCCCATCCACCAGTTCCACATACAGCGCCGTCGCAAGCCATAATATCCCCTTCATTTAGATAACCCCGAAGTTTATACAGAAAGGAAAACAATGCCTATAGCAGCAAAGATTATCGAGGACAGTATTAGCCAAGAAGGTAAACGGTTAACTACTCTTCAACTGATTTACTCCCGATTCATTCACTCCGAGTTAATGACTCATCGGGTATTCAGCCGAAATGCGAGTTCCTCTCGCGCTATCCCGGTTAGCAAAATGTTGGCCATGGTGCGGGAGGAACCCGCCATGCCCATTCACTGGGGCAAAAATCAACCGGGGATGCAAGCCAAGGAGGAGTTGTCTGTGGGGGATTGCTACCGTGCGGAGGCTCTTTGGAGAGAAGCAGCCATTTGCGCCTCTTCTGTAGCTGAACGTATGATGGATCTTGGCCTTCACAAACAGGCTGCAAACCGCATCCTTGAGCCATTCCAGCATATCCAGGTAGTCCTGACTGCTACGGAATGGAGCAACTGGGATGAGCTGCGTGACCATGACGATGCCGACCCGAACATTCATCAACTGGCTCGCCAGGTGAAGCTGGCACGGGAATCCTCCGAACCGAAACTCCTTCTCCCTGATGAATGGCATTTGCCTTATGTCAGTGAATCGGAACGCAATGACGGGTATTTCCGGGATAAACCGGAATTGCTCCGGAAAATCAGTGCAGCCCGTTGCTGCCGTGTTTCTTATTTGAAACACGATGGCTCGGTAGCCAATGTCCAGGAAGACCTGGATTTGTGTGATCGACTGGCTGGCTCACGCCCTATTCACGCTTCCCCATTCGAACACCAGGCCACTCCAATGAGGAAAGGCGAGGGTTTTGCCCAGGAAGGGGTTTCTCATATCGACCGTTATGGCGATGCCTGGTCCGGTAATTTCAATAGCTGGATTCAATATCGAAAGGTAATCGAACACCAATTCAAATAAAGACTATTTGAAATAGTCGAATCAATCTATTAAGCTGGATATTCCTTTAGCCCGAATACCCAGTATCAAATAGAACCATAGAGCCATTATTCCCATTCCTGGGGGATTTTGGCTCTTTTTCGTCAACAGGAAATAAAGCACCAAACGACCATGGACAAACAAGCACTATCAGATATTACGGTGTTCAATAAGTACGCCAAGTTTCTGCCGGAAGTGAAACGCCGGGAGAATTACTTGGAGATTTCTCACCGTAACCGGGACATGCACATTCGCAAATACCCGAAACTGAAGCAGGCCATTCGTGAGGTTTATTCGGACTTTGTGGACCAGAAGAAGGTATTGCCTTCCATGCGTTCCATGCAATTCGGTGGGCGTCCCATCGAACTGGCCGAGAACCGCATCTTCAACTGCGCCTACTTCCCCATCGAAAGCCCCAAGGCGTTCTCCGAACTCATGTTCCTGTTGCTCGGTGGTACCGGGGCAGGCTATTCGGTTCAGAAACGACACACCGAGCAACTCCCCAAGGTCAAAGCTCCGGAGTCGGATGGCGAATACAAGTTCCAGATCCAGGATTCCATCATTGGCTGGGCTGATGCCGTCAAGGTTGTCTCCAAGGCATTCCTGAATGCAGGCACCCTGCCGGTCTTTGATTACCGAGATATCCGGGATAAAGGCACCGATCTGATCACCACAGGAGGTAAGGCTCCGGGTCCGGAACCGCTGCAGCGTTGTCTGGAAGCCATGATTGCCATCTTCCGCAATGCCATCGGTCGTCGGCTGCGCCCGCTGGAAGTACACGACATTTGCTGCCACATTGCTGATTCCGTGCGTGCTGGTGGTATTCGGCGTGCAGCCATGATTGCCCTGTTCGACCGGGATGACCATGAAATGCTGACCTGCAAATCGCCGGTTCAGTTGAATGACTGGATGATCGTTGATCCGAATGAGCGCATCGTGCACTGGGTTGATATGTACAAGGTGCCTCACGTTCAGTCTCTCAATGACTGGGAATTCAACTTACTGACGAAAACAGGTACCTTCCCCTGGGGCGTGGTTTATCCCTGTCGTGCCCGTGCCAACAACTCGGCAGTTCTGCCGCGAGGCGAAGTGACCGAAGCAGAGTTCACCGAACTGATGCGTGTTGTGGAAGCTAGTGGTTGTGGCGAACCGGGTATCTACTGGACTAACAATCCGGACTGGGGCACCAACCCCTGTTGCGAGATTGCCCTCCGTCCGTACCAGATGTGCAATCTCACCACCCTGAACGTCAGTGCCATCCATAGCCAATCTGATTTCAACATGGCGGCCGGTGCAGCAGCTTTCCTGGGTACGCTCCAGGCTGGTTATACCGATTTCCACTACCTGAATCCAAAATGGAAAAAGGCATGTGAAGACGATGCTTTGCTGGGTGTCTCGATGACCGGGATCGCTTCCGGAAATATCACTCACCTGAACAAAGCCGAGGCTGCACGCTACGCCATGGATGTCAATGAAGCCATTGCCGAAGTCATTGGCATCAAGCCAGCTTCCCGGATCACCACCGTCAAGCCGGAAGGCACTTCCTCCCTGGTTCTTGGTACAGCTTCAGGTATCCATGCCTGGCATGGTGAGTACTACATTCGTCGTATGCGTGCAGGCAAGGATGAAGCCCTGGCCATCTACATGATGAAGGCAGTCCCGGAACTCGTGGAAGAAGACATCTACGACTCCAACCAGGTAGTTCTGAGCTTCCCGCAGAAGGCTCCAGAGGGTGCCACGACCCGTCATGAAACCATGATGGATCTACTCAACCGGGTGAAGCTCATCTCGGAAGAGTGGGTAGGCATGGGTCACCGCAAGGGCGACAACCGCCACAACGTCAGCTGCACCATCTCGGTCAAGGCCGATGAATGGGACATCCTGACCAAGTGGATGTGGAAGCACCGTGACAGCTACAACGGTATCTCCGTGTTGCCGTTCTTCGGTTCCTCCGACTACCCGCAAGCACCTTTCGAGGACATCACCAAGGAGCAATACGAAGCCATGATTCCGCTGCTCAAGAAGATCGATATCAGCCAAGTCGTTGAAGAAGACGGCAGTGCCATCGATCTGGCAGGTGAATTGGCCTGTGCAGGTGGTGCCTGCGAGATCACCTTCGGCTGATCGACACCTGTAAAGAGGCTCCCTCCGGGGAGCTTCTTCGAATTATCAAGTAACCCTGCACCAAGGAAACGCCCACCATGTTAGGTCTTTGCCGGTCCATCGGCTGCACGAATGCCACCCAATCCAACCACGATTTCTGTGGTGAATGTCAAGCACACCTCTCTCCCATTACCAAACCTACGTTGACCAAGCTCGGCCAGCTTTCTGGTGAGCAGTCCATGTCCCAGAAGTACCCCAAGTATTACAAACCCGTAGGCGAACTCACTGAAGTCGATGTGTACGCCGTGCACAAACTTTTTGATGTGCAAGACCCCTCGGGAGCCATCCATCACGCCAGTAAGAAGCTGCTGCTCTCTGGCGTGCGTACCGGAGGTAAATCACCCTACAAGGATATCCAGGAAGCACGGGATACCTTGACTCGTTGGCTCCAGCTCAACGACGACACCCAATAACCAATGAAAGGCAACCCATGAGCAAATACGCCAATACCTCGGCAGTCCCGTTGTCGCTCGCCATTTTCCTGGCAACCGACAACTACGACCACAACCCCGACAGCAACACCATCTCGGCCACTGCGCTGATCAAACCCGTTCGCCAGATCGTTCTGGGAGCACGGGTACCGGAAGACATGTCGCCGGTTGATCTGGTCAACATGGTTCCTTCGCGCATGGGCACTGCCATTCACGACGCCATCGAGCGTTCCTGGAGGGACAATTACAAGCCTGCCATGGAAGCCCTGGGCTATCCGAAGCGTGTGATCGAGAAGATTCGTATCAACCCGAAGCCAGAAGAACTGACCAACGGGGCGATTCCGGTCTACATGGAACAGCGCGAACAGAAGCAAGTTGGCAAGTTTGTAATCACTGGCAAGTACGACTTCATTGGTGATGGTCGTGTGGAAGATTTCAAGTCCACATCAACCTACACTGCAATGAACAACACCAACGATGAGAAGTACATCTGGCAGGGCAGCATTTATCGTTGGCTCAACCCGACGATCATCACCAAGGATGAAATGGCCATCCAGTTCATCTTCACCGATTGGTCGAAGGCCAAGGCGATGCAGGATCAGAAGTATCCGCAGCATCGTATCCAGCAACGGATTCTGCCACTGAAGTCTATTCAGGAAACTGATGCCTTCGTCAAACGCAAGCTCAGCCAGATCGAACAGTATTGGGATGCTCCGGAAGATCAGATTCCGCTGTGTACCGATGTTGATCTGTGGCGTAGCGAGCCGGTGTTCAAGTACTACAAGAACCCCGAGAAGCGTGCTCGCAGCACCAAGAATTTCGACAACCGCCATGACGCCACGCTTCGCATGATCGAAGACGGCAGTGTGGGCATTGTTGTCGAGCACCCTGGCCAGGTCACTGCCTGTAAGTACTGTGCAGCATTTGCCGTCTGTTCACAGAAGGATGCCCTGATTGCCTCGGGGGATATCGTTCTATGAGTTTTACGACCGACGTTTACCGGCGGGTATACGACGACAGGGAAGGCGCCTGTGTTGAGGTGCGTCCTTGTCCTGATAACCCAACCGAATTTCTGGAAATCCATACCCCTGACGATAAAAGCAAGGAATTCTACGGAGACTTCCGTATTTCCTTTCCCAAAGAGATGGCTCGCCAGTTGGGGGCAGCGTTGATCGCAGGGGCATCCAACCTTCCTATTTGAAAGGAACTGATGTGTTGTCATTAGACGAAATGCAGTATCACCCGACCTCAGAAAAGCTGGTGGAAACCATCTGCAATCGTACGCAGAGTCTGGAACCACTGTTCTTCCGAGTCCTAGTGGCGTACTACTTCGCCAATACTGCAGCGCACATGCGTTGCTGTATTGAAACCCCTGACATGGGGGATATCCCGGTCAATCTGTACGCACTGAACCTGGCTCCATCAGGTTTCGGTAAAGGCCGGTCCATCAACATTCTGGAAGAGGAAGTATTCAATCAGTTTCGTCGGCGCTTCATTGAGGAAACTCTCCCGCTGTTGGCTGAGATCAATCTGCCGAAACTCAGCCTGGCCAGAGCCAATCGCAAGGGTACTGATCCGGATGAAGAGTTGGTCCGTGTTCAGAAGGAATTCGATAGCACGGGTCCGATGCTGTTCAGCTTCGCTGAAGCCACTGCCCCGGCAGTCAAGCAGATGCGTCACCACCTCTTGATGGTCAATGCCGGTGCATTGTCTCTGGAAGTGGATGAAATCGGTACCAACCTATCCAACAGTGCTGAAGTTCTCGCGCCATACCTGGAGCTGTTCGACAAGGGCAAGATCAAAACCAAGTTGGTCAAGTCCACTTCCGACAGTAAACGTCTGGAAGAGATCAGGGGCACCACACCAGCCAACCTGATGATGTTCGGTACGCCGTCCAAGCTCTTTGACGGTGCAGCCACCGAGCAGATGCTGTACAGCTTCCTTGATACTGGATATGCCCGGCGCTGCTTCTTTGGCTACATCAAGGGTGTGACTCGGCAGACCGACCTCACTCCACAGGAAATCTTCGCCAGGAGTACATCCCAGAACAACAGCGCGTTCCTGGAACAACTGTCTGACCAGCTGGACAATCTTGCTGACATCATCAACGTCAACAAGAAGCTCAAGATCAAGGAAGCCACAAGCCTCCTCTTGATTGAGTACAAGTTGATGTGCGAGAAGGCTGCTGCCAAGCTGCCCGAGCACGAAGACATGAAGAAAGCGGAGCTGTCGCATCGTTACTTCAAGGTGCTGAAGCTGGCTGGGGCGTACGCCTTCATCGACGACTCGCCGGAAGTGACCGAAGCTCACGTTTACAGCGCCATCAAGCTGGCCGAGGAATCCGGTGCAGCCTTCCAGTCCATGCTGAATCGGGATCGTCCCTATGTGAAGCTCGCCAAGTACCTGGCAGGCGTCAAGCGGGATGTGACCCAAGCAGAACTGGTTGAGGATCTCCCCTTCTACAAGGGCGGTTCAGCTCAGAAGAACGAGCTGTTGACCCTGGCAATTGCCTACGGATACAAGAACAATATCGTCATCAAGAAGTCCTTTGCTGACGGGATTGAGTTCATCCGGGGTGAAACCCTCCAGGAAACCGATCTGGACAAGATGGTGGTCAGCTACAGCAGTGACATCACCACCGACTACCGGAATGAAACCGCCCCCTTCGATCAGCTGCACAAGCTGACCCAGGCTGCAGGAATGCACTGGGTTGCCCATCATCTCAATGGGGGTTATCGGAACGAGGAAAACTGTGTTCCTGGCTTCAACATGGTTGTCGTGGATGTCGATGGCACGGTCAGTCTGAGCACGGCCAAGCTGCTGCTCAAGGACTACAAGTACCTGATCTACACGACCAAGCGCCATACCGAAGTCGAGAATCGGTTCCGTATCATTCTGCCAATCAACTACACCCTCGAACTGGATGCCAAGGACTTCAAGGAATTCATGTCCAACATCTACGAGTGGTTGCCCTTCGAAGTCGATACCGCAACCGGCCAACGTGCCAGGAAGTGGATGTCTCACGCGGGGCACTACGAGTACAACGAAGGTGAAGTGCTCGATGCCCTGCCATTCATTCCGAAGACTTCCAAGAATGAGGAGCGTAAAGAACTCCTGCATTCCCAACAGTCGATGGACAACCTGGAACGCTGGGCGATCAACAACATCGGGGATGGCAACCGCAACAACATGCTCCTGCGCTACGCCATGATTTTTGTGGATGCAGGCTTCGACTTCGAAGCAGTCCGTCAGAAGGTGATCAGCCTGAACGACAAGATTGCCGACAAGCTCGATGAAGTCGAAATCATGAGCACGATCATGATTTCGGTAGGCAAGGCCATCGCCAAACGATAACAGAAGCCCTCCGGGCTTTTCTACGATCAACCAAAAAGGTGGCCTTCGGGCTGCCTCCTTTATCAGAGGAAACCATGACTCAACCCGTCAATGACAACCTGGTTCTCATCGCAGGCAAATCCGCTACCGGAAAGTCAGCCTGCCTTGCTGGACTGAAAGGCCCCGAAGGCGTGCTGTACCTCAACTGTGAGGCAGGCAAGAAGCTCCCTTTCCGTGCCAAGTTCAAGCAGTACACCATTACCGATCCGCTTCAGGTGTACGAAGCCTTCGATGCTGCCGAGAACATGCCGGAAGTGCACACCATCGTTATCGATACCGTGACCTACCTGCTCGATATGTACGAGTCGGTCTACGTCTACAACGCAGCCAATGGTCAAAAAGCCTGGGGCGACTTCGCTCAGTACTACAAGACACTGATGCAGAACTACGTTGCCAAGAGCACCAAGAACGTCATTTTCCTGGCCCATACCGCCGACTCGCTGAACGAATCGGAAATGGTCATGGAAACCAAGGTGCCGGTCAAAGGTTCACTCAAGAACAACGGTATCGAGTCCTACTTCTCCTTGGTAATTTCCACCAAGAAAGTCCAGCTCAAGGCACTCAAGGATTACCAATCCAAGCTGCTCACCATCACCCCGGAAGAACAGGCACTTGGCTTCAAGTACGTCTTCCAAACCAAGCTCACCAAGGAAACGGTGGGTGAACGTCTGCGTGGTCCTCTGGGAATGTTCGACACCCAGGAAACCTTCACGGACAACAACGCGCAGTTGGTCATGGACCGTCTGCACGAGTACTACCAGTAACACTCACCCCCAAAACACCCCGTTTCAAATTCAACTTAAAGGAAAACTCACATGAGCCTCCTCGCAAACCTCGCTTCCGATTCCTCCATTGCCGATGAAAAAGATTCCATCGGTGGTTCTGGTCCTGTCGATTCCGGCCTGTACGGCTGCACAATCGCCATGGCTTACATCAACAAGGCTTCCAGCGGTGCCTTGGGCCTGGCCCTGACCCTCAAGACCATTGACGGCAAGGACATCCGTCAAACCCTCTGGATGACCTCCGGTACGGCCAAGGGATGCAAGAACTACTACGAGAAGGACGGCGAGAAGCACTACCTGCCGGGCTTCACGCACGCCAACGCCCTGTGCCTGCTGACCGTAGGCAAGGAAATCTCCCAGCTCGATACCGAAACCAAGGTCATCAACCTGTACTCGGCTGAAGCCAAGGCTGAAGTGCCGACCAAGGTTGAAGTGGTCATGGATCTGCTGAACCAGGAAATCATTGCTGGCATCATCAAGCAGACCGTGGACAAGACCAAGAAGAACGAAGCCACGGGTGCCTACGAGGCAACCGGCGAAACCCGTGAAGAAAACGAGATCGACAAGTTCTTCCGTGCCAAGGACCGTATGACCACGGCTGAAATCCGTGCTCAGGCTACCGAAGCTGTCTTCATCAACAGCTGGGACCAGAAGTGGACCGGCAAGACTAAGGATCGCGCCAAGGGTTCCGCAGCTGGCCTGCCGGGTGTGCCGAAGCTCGGAGGTGCACCGGCTGCAGCAGCAGGTACCAAGAAGCCGACCACCAGCCTGTTCGGTTAATCGGTCAATGGGGGATGAGTCGTAAGTCCGATCCCAGACGCTTATGGCCGTGTAGAGCGGTTGAGCGCACCACTGGGAGGCTGGCGTCCTAGGCATCCCCCACCAACACGCGGGTATAGCTCAATAGGTAGAGCACCGGACTTCCACTCCGGTTACGGCGGTTCGATCCCGCCTACCCGCTCCAGTACGTGCCAAGCCACTGTTGATGCCGTCCTAACGGATAAAGACTAGGAGCAAGGCGACGTTCGGGAAACCCCACCCAACAAGGGGTGACAGACGGGAAAGACCTCACGAACCCTCCTCTTGGCCAGTCCCAGCAATGGGCTGGCCTTTTTTATTTGAAAGTGTTCTATGAACGACCAAAACATCGAACAGGAAATCCAAGCCAAAGGTTTGAATGCTCCGCGTATCACGCCGGATCAGATCGATGCCCTGATGGCGCGGGTTCAACACACCGTCCATGTTCCGGAAGGCACGACCTCCACCTTTGTCCATGCGTACCTGGATGGGAAGTTTCATCTGGCGACTGGACACAGTGCCTGCGTTTCTCCGGAAAACTTCAATGCCGACACTGGTTTCCAGATTGCACTGGGCAAGGCTATGTCCGCTGCCAAGGACAAGTTGTGGGAACTGGAAGGTTACCGTTTGTACGCCTGCCTCCGTGACAACACCCAACCTCCTGGGGGAGCAGAATGAGCGAAGAAGTCGCACACCAGGAAGTATCGAATCCCGATCTGCTTCAGGTCGAAGACCTGGATCATTTCATCGCGTTGCTCACCGACTGGCACAACCGTCAAACAGCTATTGTGGCCCATCTGCAGCAAGTTCCGCAGGGTGTCACGATGTTGCTTGAACAGGGTGAAGGCGAAGAACCGCAGGAACGGACGATGGAAGGTGACTTCCTCGACGGCTTCCGGATTGGCCTGGGTATGGCACTGAACTACCTGGGCAAGCTGCCTTTCCTGGCCGAGTACCAAGATGCCCCTCCCGTCACCCACTAAACCGGGAATCCGGGTAGTTGGTTTCGATCCTTCGTTGCGGAACTGGGGAATCTCCAAGGGTGTTCTCACTCCTGGTCTGGTTTCCCGGCTCCACATCGAAGAAGTGTCCGTCATCAACCCCGAACTTCCTACAGGGAAACAGGTTCGGCAGAACAGCCTAGACTTGGAATCAGCCAAGCAACTATGTGCTGCTGCCTTATCTGCCGCCAAGGGTGCACAAGCCATCTTTGTCGAAGTACCTGTAGGTAGTCAATCGGCACGCGCCATGGCTTCCTATGGTATCTGTGTCGGTGTCCTGGGGGCATTGCGTGCCACTGGTATTCCCTTCTTCGAAGTCACTCCCACCGAAGTCAAAATGGCCTCCGTAGGCAAGAAGACGGCGACCAAGAATGACATGATCCTTTGGGCTACCAAGAAACATCCGGAAGCCAACTGGCCTACCTACAAGCATAAAGGCGAAGAGGTCATTAGCGAAGCGAAAGCCGAGCACATGGCCGACGCCACTGCTGCCATTTACGCAGGCTTGGCCTGCAACTCGTTTCAACAACTGCTGCCTTTCATGCAGCCCAACTAACGAAAGAAACCAATGCAAATCAACCTCAAACAAGCTGAAATCGTCCAGGCCCTGCGCGCTTACGTGGTTGCCCAAGGCATCAACCTCACCGGCAAGGATGTCGATATTTCCTTCACCGCTGGTCGTCGTGAAAGCGGCATCTCTGCCGATATCACCATCGAAGATGCCGTGATCCCCGGCTACACCAATGCAGTCTCCGACGAAGCCCCGGAAGTCTCGGCCCATGTCGTGACCCTGGCTGTCGTTCCGACTGCATCGGAAGTGGTTGAAGCTGACGCTGCCACCGCCGAAGCCAAGGAAGTCCAGGCTGAAGCACCGGCAGTGGCAGCTGCCCCGGTAGTCGAAGAAGCTCAGGCTGCCGAACCCAAGGCACCCGGTAGCCTGTTCAGCTAAACCAACTCCAGGCCATGCTGAGTATTCTCAAAGGAATTGGATACGGTATCGTAGCCATTCTAGGAATCGGCCTGGCCCTCGGGATGGGGGCAGCGATTGCTGCCCTCAGCTCCATCATTGGCCTTGTGGTCACTGGTGGGGTTGCCCTTGTGATTATTGTTTTGGTCATTCGGGAAATCCTTGGAGCCAACGAGTAGAGTTCCATCAACGGAGGGCACCCACAAGTGCCCTCCTTTCATGGTCCTTATTTCACCAACTTGATCGTCGCCAGTTCATCCAGTACCCCAGGATACTCCAGCGCACCCAAGCTGAAGGGGTTGTTCCCCAGTTTGTGGGTGAAGCCGGAATCCGTCAGCATCGGTGCTGATGAGAAGAAGTGGTCCGTCACCAACAACGCCAGGGCACGCCCAGGATTTTCTGCGTACAGATGGGCAATTACCTTCTGAATCCGCAGGTAGTACTTGGTGAACATCACAAAACCCATGTCGTTCATGTACTGCAGCTTGCGGTGTGACGGCAGATCGTAGTTCACGAAGGAATCTGAAGCCAATTGCAGTGCTTCATCCTTGCTCATTGGATTGTCCTTGCGGGACATCTTATGTGCATACAGCGCGTACCGGGCTACAAAGTCACTGAGCTGGGTAGCATGACGCAACGCCTTGTACATCTGAGTGTCCTTGGCCATGTACACCGTTTTGGCTGCACTCAACACATGCTTATTCAGCTTGCTGGAGTGATCATCCACGTAATGAACCAGCCGTGACTTGTACGAATACATATCGTCATCCGGAGAGACATCTTCCACGATGGACGGCATCAAGCCAGCATCGATCAGTTCCTTGACCGGGTTATGTTCCAGGGCATCCTTCAGACGAATGATTTCCCGTTCCATCTCCTGGCGGCTGGACTTGATATAGCCTGCTGCCAACTGGGTTTCCAGTTCGATCAGCGCTGCAGAGTCCTGACGGTAGTTGCTGACGCCCTTCAAGGCAATCCGATGATAGCGAGCCATATCCCTGATAGGCACACCATGCCAGTAGAGCAGCGAGATGTTGCTGCCGATATTGCCTAGCAACGTGCTCAGGTTCTTGATAACCAGAATCTCCTTGGCTTCCGCCACGATTTCCTGCCAGATATCCTCGGCACGACGCAGGTTGTACTCCGCTTTCTCACCCATCACATGAGTCATCAAGCCAACGAACATGGCATCTAGTGCGTTCTTGCGTTCCTTGTGGAAGGCATCCGTCACACTGGTTTTGCGGTACCCGAAGTTGATATCCATCAGGTCGCTACGCACCATCATGTATTCGGTGCCCCAGATTTCCTTGATGGCTTGCTTGGTATCTTCCGGTAGCATCCGGTAGATGTCCTGCAATTCCATATCTTCGCTGTCCGGGCCTACTTGGCGGTAGGACACGGAACGGGTGGCAAAGTCGGCCAGGTACTGTTCGCGGAGTGCCTCAACCGCCTTGCGGTTACTCTCCTTGGTGGATTCCTTGTCGTAAATGTTTCCGGCGAAGAATCCCAGCACCTTGTCGAAACGGCTATCCCGGTTCAACAGATCGTCCTTGTTCTCCTCCTGCATCAGGTAGCGGTAATCCGTCACCTCGCCCTGGGGATTGAGGATCGGTGCTGCGTAGTTCTCCTCGACCTTGGACGGATCGTAATTCGGGTCATAGCGGAATTCCCGTTGAATGGCTGCTCGTTTGTTGGTAGTCATCCTCCGGATGTCTTGCTTGTTGGCCTTCCACTCGTTCAGGTTCTGTACGTTGTCAGTCTTGCTGCGCGACCCCTTGGCCGTTTCTCCGGTGTAGGAGAAGATGGCCGAAAGCCAGGGACGCAAACCACCTCCGTCCCGTTTGTACACAAAGCGTTCCGTGTTCTTGTCCGGATCAAGCGGGTCCGATGAAACACGCTTGCCCTTGATGTATCCCTGGGCTTCCAGCTTGGCCCCTTCCTTTTCCGTGGCAACCACCACTTCCTTCTTCGGATCGTAGATTTCCGGGACGTAGCCCTTCATCATCAAGGCTTCCGAGCCTTCGAAGAGGCGTTCCTTGGACTGCTCCTGCAAAGACTTGTGCAGCTTGAGCACCATCTCGACCCCATTGCCATCCGTGCGTGCACCTTCGCTGGCCAACAGCCTACCCAGAGCATCCTTGTGTTTGTCCTCGGTATATTGGAAGGCGTACAACGAAACCAACTGATCAATGATCGGCGTGGCGGCTGCTGCATCGGATGCAGTCACATAGCTTTCATTGCCTGTACCAAACAGGTGGGCAATGTTGGAAGCGTTCATCAGCAGGTGATGTCCCTTGACCTGACCCTTCACCATCTTGTAAGCCAGGTTCTTGGCGTAACGTTCATAGAAGCCACGGGCTTTCCGGAACGGTGCCAGCTGGCCTTCCAGACGCTTGATTTCCTGACTCAGTGCAGCCGGGGAACTGAGCAGGGCAGACACTTCCTCCATGGAGTGATGGGCCAGCAATGCCGAGATATCGGTACGCAGCAACCCTGCCGTGATGGCGTGCTTGTCTTCCTGGGCCAGATCCTTGCCCTTGTTGGCAAAGCTCTCCAGCGACACGTTGCCGGTATGGGTGATCAGGTCTTCCCGGATACCTTCACGCAGCTTGGCTTCACGGATCAGCCGATGGAACATCTTGTTGCCATCATTCATGCCACGGATCTCGTTGACCATGCCCATCGCCAGGCCGAATCCCTTGTTCATCTGACGATCACGGACTTCCTGGATGTGGTTCATGACCGCTTCCACACGATCCCCAGCTACGGTGCTGACCACTGCCCCTGCAGTACGCACGATGCTGTTCTTGCGATCACGTACCCACTTCGACTGGCTGGCCTTTTCCACCTTGCTTTTCAGGTTGGCCGCCCCCTGCTTCATGGAGTTTTCCACGAAATCCAGGACGCTGGCCTTCTGCAGCATTGGCTCCTTCCGCTTGGCTTCGATTTCCACCAGCTGCTTGACCAGGGCATTCAGCTTTTCATCGGCTGCCTGACCGGCAAAGGTGTGGGTCAACTTGCCGTTGAACCATTCCAGTACCTTCTGGAACAGGGATTCCAGACGATGAGCAAAGCTGCCCGAGGTTGCCAACGGGGAACGATCGGTACCCATTTTCAAGGCCGCATTCACTTCCGGATGGGCCAACCCCAATGCTGCAAATCGAGCAAGGTGGCGACTACGCCCACCTTGCCCCATATCCATCTTGAACAGGAAATCGCGGAGTGCTGGTGACAGCGAAGTGCTGTTTTCCAGCTTGGCTTTGGCTTCCTGGTACAGCTTGTTCAGCTCAACATAAACATCGTGTGCCGTACCTGTGTTGGCTTCCAGGGCACCCTGTACCGACGCTTCCACCTGCTCCAGGACAAAGGCCACCTGATCATTCATCGGAATGCCTGCTGCCAGGGCAGCACTACCAAACGGTGCTGCACCCTTGTCCTTGGCTTGGTCCCAGAGTTCCTTCGGCGTGCTGGCCTGCTTGCTTTCCACCAATGCCTTGAAGGTGCCGAAAGGACCATGCAGCTTGGTGACGATACCCGACAGCAGACCACGCAAGTGCTCATCGAAAGTCAGGGAGATCGTCTGGTCATCCAGTGCCTCATACACCTCAACGGTAGACAGATTCTGAATGGCTTCCATGGCAAAGGACTGCGCTTCCGCTGCTTTTCCGTTCTCCGGATTCTGGGCCTGTTCGAACAGTCCAGCGACATCCTGAATCAGGGAAGCCAGGCCGTTATCTACCAGTTGCCCTTCAGCATTCTTGACTGTCATGGGCAAACCAATGAACTTGGAAACAGCCTTGATGAATGCCATCATCACCGACATAGCCTTGTGGGTCACCTTGGCCTTGGTCATCGGCACCTGAGCCAACACATCCTGCTGGAATCCAGCATCCGACATGCCCCAGGAAACCAGCTCATGCACATCGAGCTTGAAGCCGTACTTGGCCTTCAGCTCCGGATTGGCATCGAGGTGTTCTTGCACCTTACCGACCAGGGATTCCAGTGACTTCACCAGCTCCTTGGCTTCCTTGGTATTCGGATGATTGATCGTCTTGGCCAGGGCAGCGTGGAGCAGTTCGTGCACAAGCAGATCCGGGGTCAAGCCAGAGGCTTTGAATTCCGGGCTGAGCACGTAGACTGCGTGCTTCTCCCCGTTATATGCGAACCATCCCCGGGCGTTGAACTGCTTGCCCATCGCACCATCCTGGGTACGGGAAGAGATCATCTGGATAGGGAAGCCATCGCCCACCAACTTCATGGCCTTACGCAGCACCACTTGGTTTGCACGGCTCAGTTTGCCCATGATCAGCTTGGCAACGTCACCAGGCTTCTGCAAAGGCTGATCTTCGAAGACATGGACGAGATCCATATCAGAATCAACACTGGACTTACCCAGCTCACCATACGGGGAATTGGCCGTGTTGGTCTTAACCCCCAGGACCACTTCATTGATCCGATCAATGGCGTTCCAGACACTGTGGGGAACGGTGTTCTTGCCCATTCCACCCAGCAATGCTTGAGCTTCGGCCCGATCAGCATCGGTTACTTCGTATTGACCACCTTCCAGAGCGTACTGATCCACGTACTGCAACTGGGCCATGGTTTCGTACTTGGTCTTGTCCGACTTGTAGGAGGTGTTGTACATATCCCCAGCCACAGAAATCAGCACCTGATGCAAGGGCATCGGCACTTTTTCCCCATCAATCCCTTCAGCTTGGTCATTCGCCATCTTCGTCAGACGGTTGCGAAGTTCCTGGATCACCGCTTCGGTGTTCTCCTTGGACTGCAGCAGGGTATCCATCCCCATCAGCGTATTCTTGAAAGCATCCCGCATCTCGGCAGCCGGGGAGTAATGCAACACTGCCTTCCAGGTGGCCTTGTTCAAGGCATGGGCAGTTTCAATGAATCCCTTCAAACCAGTGCCATGCGCGTCATGGACGTTGAGTACCTGGCGACCCATCAAAGCCATGTGCGAAATAGCACTGTCCAGCGAGTGGATCATCATCGGTACCATCGCTACACCTGGCATTTCCCTAATGCGCTGATAGGCTGCGTTGGCCAACTGGAATCCACCTGCTGTTGTGTTCCCCTTTTCATCCACGGTATCCGGCAGGGCAGTCCCGAAACGGGAGGTGTTCTGATACATCCCTTCCTGAGAGAGTTTCCGGGACGACTTGGAAATATGCAGACCTGCGCCTTCACTGTTCTGGGACAGCTTGGCCATGTAGGTTAGTACTTCAGGGTTTAGCTTGGCAATTCGATCCTCGATCAACTTTTCTTGGTCAGCAGTCAAGTCGTGGAGGGCATCCCCTGCGTTTTCCACCATCTTCCCATCGATCTTCTTGGAACCAGCTTTAATGGCTCCGGAAGCAATCAACTCCTTGATGACGTTTTGACGAATGCCTTGATAGGCTGCGTCATACAAGCTGAAGGTGGCATTAGCCGTGGTGTTGATGGTGTCTCGGATATCCAGGAAAGCACTGAATTCTCTTTTCATGGTTTTCTTGACCGCTTCACCCAGGTTCTTGTTGAACACCTCTTCCAGTGCCTTTTCCTGGCTCTCGGAGAATTCAAAATTCGCCAGGAACTCTTCCACACTGTTGTAAGGAATGGGTTCAGTCAGGATTTCCGCTTCCTGAAGCAAGTCATTCAGGTTATCCGCATAGGCGTTCAGCTCCTTCTGTCGATCCCCTGGGTTCTTCTCCTCCATCTTGGCGATCTTCTCGAATCCAGCATACGAGGTGTCGATAAATTCACGGAACATCGAAGCCACGGCCCCTTTGACCGACGAGCCAAAGAGCATTGCAGTCAATGGCTTCTTGATGATGTTGCGCCCTGCCTTTTCCACCTTCTGGGTATCCTTGTTGTACAAGGTACCCGTGATCTTTTCGATCCAGGCAAAGGTAGCCATCTTGTCGGTTTGCTTGGTGATATTGGCAATCACGGCACTGATCGTGGATTCATACAGGTCGGTATTGGTGCCCGTACCACGCCACACGTTGTAGTTCTGAAAGCCAGAACCTTCCTGGAAGAACCCCCCTTTATTAAGGCGATTCAAGAGGGTCGTAGCATCAGCGGCTGCACCCAAGGCCAGATGCGACAGCATCGGCCCATTGGTAACACCATCCACCTCACCCATCATCTGGACTTCAAAGGTGAACGATTTACCTTCGCTATTGGTCTTTGCTTCCTGATAATTGGCCATGGCAATCAAGGCATCCATGGAGTGCATCTTCTCGCCCCCTGCCTTTACGCCTACCACGATGGCTTTCTGTTGGGCAGCAGACATCTCGGCACCCGGTTGACGGGAAGCGATCAAGGCATCCACAGCAGCTTGCAGGATGACTGCGCGCTTCTGGGTATTGGAATCCTTGGATTCCGTGTTGAACAGCTCCTTGGCTGCAGTCAGGGAACGCGAGTTGTCCTGCTTGTCCGTCTTGACACCAAGACCTTCAGCAACACGCAGCATGAAGCTATCCAGATCCGTGCTGGATACATCGGTCTTCCAGTCCTTACGGGTCAGCATCCAACGATGGATCTTACTGGACTGCGGATTGATCACCCCATCGATACCCACCCGTTGTTGCTTCCAGATCGAGTGAGCCAGGTACAGGGGCTGCTTCAGCTTCAGAGGGCTGCCCCCCTCGTCCACGGAGTTCTCCAGGCTGCTGAAGTACGACACTGCAGCAGACAGCTCACGTATCAAGGCTTCGTTGCTAACCTCTACCGACTGGATCGAGAACTTGTGCATCGCGGATTCATCGATCTCGATGTAGCCTGCCATTTCCAGGAAGGCTTCTTCCCCCAATCCTTGCAGCAGGGTCCAGACATCCTCACGGACGTAGTTGGCCACACTGTTTTCGTGGACCACGATCTTCTTCAGTTCATCGGGGATCGCCTGATCAGTGTTGGCGGTTGTGGTTTGACTGACCTTGATCGGTTCCCAGGAAGGTTCCTTGACCTGTGCTTCCACACCAAACAGTTTGCCTAGAATGCCTTTTGTACCCACTGCATTGGACGAGATTGCTTCAGCAACCGGGTTCAGCTTGCGATCCTTCAGCTTCTTCCCAGGACTGCGCACCATACGCAGGAAAGCCATGCTGCCCTGCTTGGAGGCATCGTGCTTCTCCAGATGTTTCAAGCCATCAGAAATCACGGTACGTGGCACCACCGTGCGCTGCATGACCTTTTGATCCACCAGGAGCTTCATCACATGGGCACCCAAGTCAGCTTCCAGACGAGCCAGGAAATCCTGAGTGGCTTCGTTCTTGGCAGCCAAGCCAAGAGCTTGGGTGACACGCTGACCCATGGAGATGATCACCGTCTTTTCTGGATTACCCAACGGAGCTACTGTATTGAGTAGCTTGTCTCCAATGGTGTCGTACTCGCCCAGGCCAAACATGGCCTTTACGCTTTCAGGGGAAGACATCTGAGGAGCCTTGGCATTCTCGGCCACGTACATGAATGCAGCAGCTGCAATCGCAGTCTTGATGTTCTCTTCCGTGTTGGCCTTGTCGTTTTCATCCAGGCTGATCAGGTACTGAATCGGATTGGTGTATTTCAGATCAGGATTGAACTGAATCTGCCCCGGCTTCTTGCCTTCAAAATCCTTTTCAATACGAGCCAGTTCATCCTTCCGTGCCTTGGGATCACGGATCTGATTGGCATTCTTGATGGCCTTCTTGTATTCCTTACCAACAACCACCTGACCTTGAACCAGGTTCTTCGTGATCACCGGAAGCCACTGCTTGGCAGTTACTTTGAAGTGATTCAGGAAGGTTTGCTGCACACCAATAGGCTCGGCACCGATGAAGGTAGCCAGCGCCTTATCGTCAATAGAGCCATCCAGCCAACCAGACAGGAAATCCCTGGCAGCAACCAGGGGGCGTTGAGTGCTCCCCTCTTTGCCTGCCTTCTGCACCAGATTGTGGGCAATCAGGTTGATGCTCTTGAATACTTCACTGAACTTCTTACCAGCGGTATCGGCTACTTCTTGGAAGACGGAGAGCTTTCCAGACTCTCGATCTGCATTTTCTCCCGCTTCAGCTTGGCGATCATCCTCCCGGCCTCCACGATCTGCTTGCGCTTCCCCTTGGGAAACTTGAGTAGAGACTTCTTCAGTTTTTCGAGACTCGGTATGGTCGGCATTTTCAATTTCCTCCTGGGTGTATCCCACAATATCTGCCAGCTGTTGCATGGCTTCTGCTTCAGTAAGGCCCGCTGCAACGGCTTCTGCAAAAGCAGCCTCTGCCAGGATGGCTTCACGTTCTTCTGCCGCTTCCATGGCACTACGTTGTTCTTCCCAATGCTGCAAATCCGCGAGCACCTGTTCAATAGTGCGTTTACCGCGTGCAGTCTTGATTCCCTTTTCCTTGGCTTCCTGATTCACAGCCTTGCGGAAGGATCTCTCTTCCTCCTTGGCTTTACGTTCTTCGGATAGCGCAGCCTCTTCCTCAACCTGGGCAGCAGTACGCCCCGGAATACCATTCATGTGATCTTGTAGCATCGCTACCAGATCCGCTTCGGTATTCAGTTGGGTGTATCCCGCTTCACGGAGATACTCGATCAACTGGCCTACATCTTGCCAACCATTTGCCCGTACAGCAGGACGAATACTCTTCAACTCCTTGGTCTTGTCACCAAGCAGATCCCGTGCAACTTTGGACGAGATGCCCTCACCTCCGGTGACCTGGAGGAGGGCACCAACAATGTTCTGGTAATCCTTGGGTTCAATACGCTGACGCGGCTTCCTGGCCTTCGTTGACGGTGCTTGCGAGTCTACGGTACTGTCTACATTAAACTGGTTTGAAGCTGTATTGGACTCGATAACAACTGGTTCAACTGCAGTCTGCTCAGGCGCTGCCTGCGCTGTACTAGGGTTAACTGAGTTAACTGCTTCAGATGAACCAGACTGATTCAATGTAGTCTGCGCGACCGGAGGCACCGGAGTCTGCTGCTTCTGCGGCGTGAATCGCAAATCATAGACAGCCTTCAGTTGAGCACGCGATGCGTTCAACGCACCCGACTCTGCCCGCAGATTGCCAATGAGCTTGCTGGACTTCGCACTGATGGTCAAACCACCTAGCTTGCGATTGGCTTGTTGTCCAGCCAGCGATACATCCTGAGTGGGAGCCAGTTGCCACCCCTGCTTGGTCGGAACCACGTTGAACGATCCACGCTTACCCACCTTGTTGAACAAGGGGAGGAAGGTATCGAGCTTTTGCTGATGAGCATCGGCAAACTTGCTCAGCATGTGCAGGGCAGTCGCTGCCTTTTCCTCGTCACGGGATTTGACGGCAGCATCCATGCGTTGCTTGTAATCAGCAATGCCCAGCTGGTTCTTGGAAGGATCACCCTTCATCACTTCATTCTCGACAATGCCAAGAGTCTTCATGGCATTGTCGGCAATGCGCGATTCCGACACGCTACGCAGATAGGTACGCTGTTGGGCGCTCAGGCCATTGCTCTGGTTTGAAACCAGACGGTTCAGGTGATCATCGGAGAAACTGTCCGGATGAGACATGGCGAGGCTCACCACATGAGCCACAGCACCCTTGGCAGCGCCATCAATCTCAGGAGTGGAAGTATCCACTACCTTATCGGCAGTCTCTACCGCAGCCTCGATATCCGCTTCCTTGGGGGCGTTGAGTACTGCCATCTCATCCCGCAGCTTGGTGGATTCACCAATTTGACGATCCAGAGAAGCTAGCTGCGTCTTGAGGGACTTAA